GATGGTAAGAATCATGGTCTAGTATTTGTTCTTGACTGGTCTGGTTCTATGTCTAGAGAAATGCTTGATACTGTTAAGCAACTTTATAATCTTATATGGTTCTGTAAGAAAGTATCTATTCCATTTGATGTATATGCTTTCACTAATGAGTGGAAGAGAAGAGAGCAAGATGCTACTGGTCAATGGAATCCAATAAATAATGAGTTACCATATGAACCTCAAGAATATAATTTGCAAGTTGAAGAAGATTTTTCTCTAATGAATCTTTTCACTAGTGGAGTAAGAACTAATGAGTTGGAGCATCAGTTAAAGAATATCTGGAGGATCGCTAGTGTATTTTCTAACTACTATGGCAGCAGATATAGTTATCCTACTAGGTTATGTTTATCAGGAACACCATTGAATGAAGCACTTATGACTCTTCATAAACTTCTTCCTAAGTTCCAGAAAGATAATAATGTAGAGAAGGTTCAATGTATTGTATTGACTGATGGCGAAGCAAACTCTGTTCCATATCATGTTATGGTAAAAGATTACTTTAATAGTGATGAATATAAAATGGGAGTAAGGGGTATTAATCCTGGACATTGTTTCTTGAGAGATAGATCTCTAGGTAAGACTTATAAGTTTGGTTATTCTTGGTGGCAATTTACTGAAATTCTTATAAGAAATCTACAAGATAAGTTTCCATCATCTAACTTTATAGGTATCAGAGTTCTTCCTCCAAGAGAAGGAAGTAATATCTTAAGAAGATATTGTGATGATCCTACAGACTATGAGAAGTGTATGAAGGATTGGAGAAAGTTAAAGACATTTACTATCAAGAGCAGTGGTTATGATGCATACTTTGGTCTTTCTTCTAGTGCTCTTGCAGATGAGACTGAGTTTGAAGTCAGTGAAGGAGCAACAAAAGGACAGATTAAGACTGCTTTTGTTAAGTCGCTAAAGACTAAAAAACTAAATAAAAAGGTGTTAGGAGAATTTGTTTCTTTGGTGGCATGAAGACATTCAATGAATTTTGCTCTCAGTTAGATGAGAGTAGTTTAAGTAGAATCAAAAGTAAGTCTGATAAAGGTGGCATAGCTACAATGTCAGCATCTAGAGCAGATAAATCAAAGAAAGAAAATAAAGCAAGAGCAAAGCAGTTAGATAAAGATATTAAGGGTAAGGGTTTACCTGGTGCTACAAAGGTAACTGGTTCATATGTAGAGAAGGGTGATGATGGTAAGGAGAAGAAGGTTAAAGAACGTAGTCATGTTGTCACTTCTGGTAAGAAGGGTAAGAGAGCTTTTAAGAAAGCAGTTAAGTCACTAGGTAAGAAGTATGGGCAGGATTCAGTATTGACACAAACCAAAAAAACTGGTACACTATCAGCAACACGTAAAGGTGGTCTAGGTAAAAAGAAAAATATTAAATTAGGCAAATTTAAACCACAAGGTAAAAACCCAGAGGGTCAATCACAAATTAAAGGAAAGACTTTTACATATGGATAAAAAACTTTATGATGACTCCAATTGGAGAGAAGAATCTATACCTTATCATACAGGTAAGCAAGTAGAATTATTGATGGATGGTCCTAAGAGTCTTGCTCAATCATGGATGATGCAAGCAATGTATGGGCAATGGAAAAAAAGGAATGGTTATGATAAGTTTGACCCTAAAGAAAATGAAGGTCAATTGCAGTCATCTATGAAGGAATTTTTTCGACGACAAAAGGATCAAGGAATATGATTGCGTCTGTAGCTCAGTGGATTAGAGCATCTGACTACGGATCAGAGGGTCGAGAGTTCAAATCTTTCCAGACGCGTGACAGTAAACAAAGTGGCACAGTGGGGGTTTAAAGACCCCTTTTTTGTTCTATAATATGATTATTGAAAGGAACTCCACTACATTATGTTTGAGATTAAAATGACTGAGAAAGAAATTGTTGATGGGTTGAGAAGCAATTATGGTAAAGAGTTCACTGCCCCTGATGTGCGTGGATTCTGTGCTGCAAATGACATTGCTTATCAAACTGTTACTAAGAAGATAGAGAAATATAAAGTTGGTAGAGGCAAGTGGAACCTTGAAGTTACCACCAAAGCAGTACAGAATATTGAGAATTCATTCAGTGCTCCCGCTGTGGAACCTACAGTACAACAAAACTTAGTTCCTGATCAGGATGATTCTTTTGTTAAGTTTGGCCCTTTCAATGATGTAAAGGCTATCCTTAAGTCAAAGCAATTCTATCCTACATTCATTACTGGTTTATCAGGTAATGGTAAGACCTTTGGTGTAGAGCAAGCATGTTCTCAATTGAAGAGAGAATTGATTAGAGTAAACATTACTATTGAAACAGATGAAGACGATCTTATTGGTGGGTTTAGGCTTGTTGATGGGGCAACAGTTTGGCATAACGGACCTGTCATTGAAGCACTTGAAAGGGGAGCAGTCTTGTTACTCGATGAAGTTGACCTTGCTTCCAACAAGATTCTCTGTCTCCAGCCCGTCCTTGAAGGGAAAGGTCTGTTTCTAAAGAAGATTGGTAAGTTTGTTCAACCAGCAGCAGGTTTTAATATTGTCGCTACTGCTAATACAAAAGGTAAGGGGTCTGATGATGGTAGATTCATTGGTACAAATGTATTGAATGAAGCATTCCTTGAAAGATTCTGTGTGACTTTTGAGCAAGACTATGCATCACCAGCAATAGAGACTAAGATTCTTAGATTACATTCTGCTAGTGTTGGATGTCATGATGATAAGTACATTAAGCATCTTGTGGATTGGGCAGACATCATCAGAAGAACATTCTATGATGGTGGTATTGATGAAGTAATTTCAACCAGAAGATTGGTTCATATCATCAGAGCATACAGTATCTTTGGCGATAAGTTGAAAGCAATCAAAGTATGTACTAATAGATTTGATGATGAAACAAAGCAAGCATTCCTTGAACTATATGATAAGGTGGATGCTGATGTAGACATTGACAAAGTGGAGGATTGATGTTATGGTTAATGCATGGAGCCTTCTATATGATGAATATTATGGTACTATGAACAAAACTTATCCCGTTAAAAAAATGAGTGATGAAAACAGAGTAACTCCACAAGAGAGTGATGAATATGATCCTATTGTTACTACAGTAGGATCTGGTAATACAGCATCAATGGGAGATTTTGTTAACTTTGATCTTACTGATTCAATTAACAATATTAGCATTGATACTAGTAATTTTGATACTTTAGATTTAAGTGATATAGATCTGGATGGCATGACTGTCAATTATGATATGGACCCAGCCTTATCATACATGGAACCTGGTACAGTTCTTTCTACAGAAGGTGTTGATACTTTGAATCTTAAGATACCAAATGATGATGGAATACCACTTCCTCAGAATTTTCTAGCAGATAATGATGATGCTGCTGCTCATCATTTTACTACACCTGGTATACAGAAAGATTGTAATAGAAAATATAAAGAAGATGAGTCCATCAAAGCTCTTCAGGATTATATTTCTACCACTTATGGTGGACATTATACTTCTGATAACAATAACGTCCAAACATTGGATCTTATTGAGTCAGTAGGAGATGCAGAAGCATTCTGTAGATCTAATGCAATTAAGTATCTTAGTAGGTATGACAAGAAGGGACAAGCAAAACGTGATATATTAAAAGCATTACACTACACACTCCTACTTTATCACTTCAGTGGGCAACTAAATGAAACTCCGACCCGTGGTTATGAAACTTTCTGATAATACACTATCACTCCTTAAAAACTTTTCTACAATTAATCAGTCTATTCTGTTTAAACAGGGAAGTAAACTTCGCACTATAAGTGTGATGAAGAATATCCTTGCAGAAGCAACAGTAGATGAGGAGTTGCCAAAAGACTTTGGTATCTATGATTTAAACCAATTCCTGAATGGATTGGGATTGCATCAGAGTCCAGAGTTGGACTTTGAAAATGATGGTCACGTGGTAATAAAGGAAGGCAAGATGAGATCTAAGTATTTCTTTGCTGATCCTAATGCAATTATCACTCCACCAGAAAAAGAGATCACTCTTCCTACTGAGGATGTAAGTTTTGAGTTAAGCACTCAGCAGTTGGATAAGTTGCTTAAGGCAGCAGGTATCTACCAACTACCTGATCTAGCAGTCATAGGTGAAGCAGGTGTGGTTAAGTTGCTTGTAAGAGATAAGAAAAATGATACATCAAATACTTTTGCTGTAACAGTAGGAGAAACTGATAAGGTATTTTCTTTCAACTTTAAGATTGAGAATATTAAGATTCTACCAGGCACTTATGAAGTGGTTGTGTCACAAAAATTACTGTCTAAATTTACCAACAAGGACTGTGATTTGCGTTATTATATAGCTCTAGAACCTGATTCCACCTTTGGATAATGAGACTGACACAAGATGTGATTGAGAAGGTTGCAGTGTTAATGCAACACACCAAAATGAATGGTGAGACTAATTGGAAAGATGGTGATGAGATTGATGTGTGTCTTGCTGGCAAATTTGCTGGTGATAAATTCATCACCATAATCAACAGGACACGTAGTAACACTACAAAACATTAAATTATGTGGTACATTATATTCTGGACTGCTATTACTATGCTAGTATTAGTTCAGATTGGAGTGTTTAAAAAGTGAATATTTTTGTCACTAGTCCAGACCCTGTAGAATGTGCTCAAGTTTTACCTGATAGGCATGTAGTCAAGATGCCATTAGAGACATGTCAAATGCTTTCTATTGTAGCATCTGCTAGTTGGGGTCATGGTTTTGGTCATTTACCTAAGAAGAAAAGTGGCACATGGTATGCCACTGCCAAAGGTGCATTTAGGAATCATCCTTGCACCATATGGGCTCAAGATAATTATACTTGGTTACTAGAGCATGGTCTTGCTTTATGTGCTGAGTATACACATAGGTATGGTAAAGAACATTCATGTCAGTTAACCCTAGAGTATGCTGATATCATCTTTCCAAAGTCTCCACCTCCCACATCCTTTACACGTGCAATGCCTGATGA